TGACATGGAGTACTCCGTTATCGCTCCTTACCGTCAGTCCCGTAGCTGCTACTGGCTCGCTGCTGACAAGACCGTGGGCAGCTTCCGTAAGCTGACCGACAACAACGGTCGCCCGGTCTGGGAGCCCTCTGCGGTTCTCGGCGCACCGGACCTGCTTCTGGGCAAGCCCCTAGTTGCAGACCCGTACATGCCGGCAATCGGCACGAGCGCGCTGTCCATCGCTTTCGGTGACTTCGCTCAGTACTTCATCCGCCTTGTCGGTGGAGTGCGATTCGAGCGTAGCGACGACTTCGCGTTCGGTTCTGACCTAGTGACCTTCCGTGCACTACTCCGTGGTGACGGTACACTGGTAGACACCAACGCTATCAAGATGTTCAAGGGTGGCGCAAGCTAACCTGCGGGACCTTGAGAAAAAGCCGGTAGCCGGTTATCGGCTACCGGCTTTTTCATCGTCAACACTTAGGAGAGAAAATGAGCGACGAGCGTCGTGTATGGATTAAGCTCATCAGCCAGCGCAATGGCTCGCGTTATGACAACCGTGAGTGGCCGACGCCTGGTGAGCCTTTTAGCGTTCCCGAGTGGGAAGGCGAAGCACTAACCCGCATTAAAGAAGCTGTGTACACCTCTGACGAGGAAGCAGCTAACCTTTCCCAGCCGAAGGTTGATTCTGAGGTAGTTCCTCTCGATGAGCCAATTGAGCGCGAATACCATGGTGGTCAGCCTGTTTCTTCACCTAAAGTATCCGCAGATGTAGAGCCTGTAGTTGAGGAAAACGTCGAGGAGCCTACCGAGGAAGTTGTGGCTGAAGAAGACACAGCAGACGAAGCAGTTGAGGAAGTTACGAAGCCTGCTCCCTACGCTTCCAAGGCAGACTGGGTTACTTATGCGGTATCTCAGGGACACGATGCTGATGATGCATCATCTTTGACCAAGGCAGACCTACAGAGCCGCTATGGTGGACGCCTTTAATGGCTTACACTGAATAAGACGGCACCGTAACGAAAGGTGTAATAAAAATGGCTGTTAACCCTAAGGAAGGTCAGGCGCTGGCTTCGACCACGGTGCCTGCCCGTGAGCAGATAGTTGGCCGCGCTGGTCGCGGTGGCGGCGAGGATGTTACCGACCAGCCCGGTCAGTACCCCGCTGACCTATTCGGTGTTGCATTGCCTCAGGGTACCGGTGCTCCCGGTACTGCTGGTTCTAGTGCGACTGACGCATCGGCTGATGCCACCAACATGCCTGGTCAGCTTGACGAAGACTTCTCCGGTCTTGGTCCGAACGACACAGCTGAAACTGGCTCGCCTGGTACTCAGGGCGTAGTTAACGCAGCTGGTGGTGACAGTGTTACCTACACGCCTCCCGGTTACCTTGATGGCGGACCTTTCCGTGAGGCAACTGCACAGGGTCACGTGGACGGCATGGGCGATTGGTCCCAGGCCAACACTGACGGCTACGCAGGCGGACCCACCCTTCCCGGTCTTGAGGGCAACCGCCCGACCAGCACAGGTGCAGGCTCTGGCCGTACTCTGCGTGGCGGACGTGCGGTAAAGCCGTAAGGCTTAGCTGATGAGAGATTTGTCAAGCGTGCCCTGGGCATCGATGCCGGTTTACGGTAGCCCGCGTGCCCAGAGCAGCTTGATAAAGGATGACGTTCTCGTAACAGGCATACCGCCAGAAGACCCGGACGAGGACGTTGTTCCTGACGGTGCCGATGATGACGCCGTTCCTGATGACCAAGATACTGGCGAGCCGCCTGAGGAGGCGAACACAGGTGAAGGACCTTAGCAACATGCCGATGGCTGAGCACTCGCTAGTCGCGGGAAGTTCCATGGCAGCCGGTAATACTGTTAACACTGAAGCTGAAAAGTGGTCCATGAAGGCACCGGGCAGTGAACCGGTAGACCCGTTGCCCGCCAAGGAAGAGCAAGACGACCCTGGCATTCAGGACACTCCTGTAACACACGACCCACGCGCTACAGTAATGGAGCGTGCTGGACGGGGCAGTGACTATGCCGCGCCTACTCTTGAATGGAAGGAATGCACCAATGGCTAGCAACTGGGGTCCTACTGAGCACCCAATGGAGCACGACCACCTAGAAGACGGCCCGGATGTGTGCATGGGCACGCCTGACCACGAGCTAAACGAGTATCACTACGACGCAACTGATGCGCGACAGAATGATTCTGCCGCCAATAAGTGGGTCAAGGTAGACCACTGCTCAGGTGCAGCGGGCGCTAACGGAGACGCAACTGGCGGATTCCCGGACGGCCCTGGCCCTTGGAAGCAGACCTAGGTCTAGAGATTGATGCCCCGTGAGTATCGACGCTACCGCGAGGGCACTATCGCGCATAGAGGGCACGAGCTTCGCGCATCGTTGCCGTAATGGCAGTGTGCGCACGGAAATAGTGACCTTCGCTTCCAGTAACATCGGGTGGGTTCTCCTGCCCCGCACCCAGTACCCAGTACCGTCAATCGAATGCCCAGGCTGCCACAGTGTGGCGGTCTGGGTAAACGAGACCGGTGAATGGCGTGTACTGTCGGAGGGGTTCCTCCGCTAATGAGCCGCTTCCAGGACCACTTCCGGCCTACCATATTTGGTTTGGCCGATGGCATGATGTCCCTCCTGGGAGTAATACTTTACCTTCTTGGACACCAAGACCTCATATTCCTGACTGCCGTATCGGGAGCTATAACCTCAGCCCTGTCTATGGGTGGCAGTGAATTCATGTCAGACAGTGATAACGGTTTCTCAGCTTCTGCAATTATGGGCGCTGCTACAGGTATCGGAGCAATCCTACCCGCTCTTCCCTTTGCGTTCATGCGCGGTACACCTGCGTTCGTGCTAATGATTGTCATCTCATTCGTAATCGCGGTGTTCGTAGGCTGGATTCGAGCTAAGGCTCGCGGCAAGAAGATAACCGTGCTTTCTGTAGGCAGTACTGTCCTGTTGTTTGCCATCATCATAGCTGTGGGTAGCTTGGTGACCGTTTTCCTTCCTGGAGGCGCTGGTTAAAATGTCCCCTTGGCGTGCAGGCTACGGGTCAGCATCTAGAATTCGCATTCAGATACGCAAAGAGAATGAGTACTGGGTGTGGCGGCTAGTAGTCAATGCTCACGACCACTACGGAGATATCGGAGCATCAGGGGAACGGCGCACGTGGGGTGAAGCTTTTTCAGCCGCAAAGGAAGAGTGCATGTGGTGGGTGCGGTAGACTACCCCCATGCGAATATTGGCTATACATGACAGCTCCGGTTGTGCTTGGTACAGAGTCATCCAGCCTCTGCTAGAGTTCCGTAAGCACGGGTATGACGTGACCTTCGTTACAGCTCACAACGAGCGCACGCCTTACGACGAAACAGAGGGGTTCGAGCTTACTCGTAACTTCTCAGGCTTCGACCTTGTAGTAGGGCAGCGAATCAACAAGTACGACGGTCTTAGTGTGTGGCGCAGGGGACGCACTCCGTTCAGTCGACTCGTATACGAGAACGATGACGACCTGTTTAACGTAACACAAGAAAACTGGCAAGCCTTCCAGCACTATCAGCGTATTGACGTACGCGAAGCTGTTGTAGCTGCTTGTGAAGTATCAGACCTTGTCACCGTATCTACAGACCGCCTTAAAGCTATTCATGATGAGTTCAATCCGAACACTGTAGTACTGCAAAACCTTATCCCTGCATACGTTCTTAAGCAGTCCCGTACTGAGCGTAAGCGCCCTCGGGTCGGCTGGGTAGGGGGTGCTTCGCACGGACGTGATGTGCATCTTGCCACACCCTCGGTGAGGCGCTTCCTGAAGCGTTTCCCGGAGTGGGACCTTTACCTAGGTGGTGTAGACTTTCGGCCTAGCTTCAAAGTTGCCCGAGACCGTGCTTTTCACGAGCCGTGGATTAAGGTGACTGATGAGCCAGACCTCTACTACAAGAGCATCGACTTTGATATCGGGATTTGCCCGCTAATCGATACCGAGTTTGCTAAGTCCAAGAGCTATATTAAAGCTCTGGAGTACATGGCGCGCGGCATTCCGGTGGTCGCTAGTGACTGCGCTCCGTACAACGAACTAGTGGTCCACGGTGAGAACGGCTTCTTGGTTAAGCGTGACCACGAATGGCTAGAGGTCCTGTCTAATCTTGCAAGCGACAATGACTTGCGACACAAGATGGGAGAAGCCGGCAAGGCCACTGCGGCACAGCACACTATCGATGAGCACTGGACGCGGTGGGAACACGCATACAGTAAGCTGTATCCAGCCAACTGGACTTTCGGAAGAAATGTGTGAGCTTGTGAGTAAGAGTACGTCACCCTTGTTCTCCTGCTTCTTGCTGTCCCATAACAAGGGACCGTATGCTGTTCAAGCTATTCAGAGCGTCCTGAACCAGACGTTTCAGGATTGGGAGTGCTGGATTATCGAGAACAGCACCGACACCACGACGCGTCCCTTGCTCAAGCAGCGCATGCCTGAAATCCTCACCGACCCTCGGTTTCACTATGAGGAGATGACTGTTCCTAAGGAAATCAGGAAGACTAAGTACGTCCCGTCCTGGCTACTTAACGTATACCACCCTGAGGCTAACGGTAAGTGGATTTTTTACCTTAGTGACGATGACCTACTCATGGAAGACTGCTTTGAGGTTTGTGCGGAGCACATTAACGACCACGAAGACTGGGCAGTAGCTTGGTTCGGTCTCAAAGGAATCCGCGCGGTGGACCATCGTGTGGTTAAAGGCATGCCTATCTTCATGATTCCAGCTAATGGTACGCGCGGCAAGGACTCCACCAACTGGAACATAGATGGGTACATTGATGGCGGCCAGGTTATTTATCGCAAGGAATGCTTGGAGCAGCTTGAGAAGCCTAGATTCCCGGAGACTTTCGAGGGAGACGTAGCTCGTCACTCTGACGGCCTGTTTCTTCTGAAACTAGCGGAAAAGTACACTTTCCAGCCAATCTACCGAACGCTAGCTATTCATCGCTTCACACCTGTATCTACTTGGAGTAAGGCGTAATGGACGTACAGCTAGAGAAGTTGCACTATGCCCTGCTAGAGGTGGTTCGAGTATGGCGCAATGCGAACGCTGATTTCTTCGGAGATACACAACCTATCTCTCGTAATATGCAACAGGAGTGGTTTGACAGCTACATTGTGGACCCTTCGGACCACATGTATGCAGTTATCATAGACGATGTTCTTCCTGTGGGTACCATCGGTATCCGCTCAGATACGCGCGAAATCCAACGCGTGATGCTCGGGGCCAAAGAATATGCACGTACAGGTTTGATGTCGCAAGCACTTAATATGCTCATGAAAGCTTACGGGCCTGGTGACTTCTTCTTGTACGTTAAGCAAGACAATGATAAGGCCATTGAGTTCTACCGGAAGAACGGCTTTAACCGCACAGTGTCCGTAAGGCCGCGCCCCGGAATGGTTTCCATGCACCGTTACCTGCCCTACACAGAAATGATTACATCATGATACCTCTGTTCAAGCCGTCAGTAACTGACCGGGAAATTGAAGCGGTAACCCGCGTCCTTAAGTCCGGTTGGTGGGCACTAGGTCCGGAAGTGGAAGCTTTCGAAAAGGACTTTGCAGAGTACTTGCGAGTTCAGGCACACGCGGCGGGCACGAGGCACCAGTTCTCTACTTCTCCCTACGCGGTCGGAGTTAATTCCTGTACTTCCGCACTAGAATTGGCTGCTCGTTCACTGGGAGTTGAGAAGGGTACAGTTGTAGTGCCTGCACTCACGTTCGTATCTACAGGTCAGGCGATGTTGCACGCCCAGAACAAGGTAGTTTTCGCTGATATTGACGAGACTACGATGTGCCTTGACTGGGATGATGCCCTGAACACGCTAGAGAGCGCCACAGCCCGCCGCAAGGACGCCCCTAAGGCGATTGTCCCCGTGTGGTACGCAGGGCGCGTATCGCTCCCTCCGGCCCTTCCGGAGGGCATTACGGTTATCGAGGACTGCGCGCATGCCGCAGGCACGCGGCTAGCGGGAACTGTGGGCCACGCAGCAGCGTGGTCATTCCAGGCCGTAAAGAACCTTGCTGTGGGGGACGGCGGGATGGTAACCACCACTGACCCTCTGGCTTACGCCAAGCTCAAGCCACTACGCTGGTGTGGAATTGACCGGTCTACGTGGGAGCGGGACAATAAGAAGGGGTATAACTGGGATTACGATATTCCGGTTGACGGCGAGAAAGCTCACCTTAACGACATCGCCGCAGCACTGGGCCGTGTTCAACTATCGCGATTGAACGAAATGAACGATGCTCGCTTCCAGATTCTCAAGCAGTACAAGGCTGGTTTTGACGGCCTAAGCTGGCTTAAGATGCGAGAAGACTTTAGCCCGTATGAATCGAACCACCTGATGACAGTGCGCATTAACGCCACGAATCGCGACAGGTTCATTGACCACATGCTGGCTCACGGCGTATCAGCGGGCGTTCACTACAAGCCCATCACATATTACAAGGGCGTTTTCCCGAACGCGCGGAATTTGCCTGTCACAGAAAAGGTATGGCGCGAGCTAGTTACCTTGCCGCTGTACCCTGACCTAGCCTGGGACGATGTGGACAAGATTACGGGTGTAGTACGGGCCTTCAGTCCGGTTCGCGAAGGTGCCTAATGGGCGTTAAGACTGATAAAGAAACACTTAATTACGCGTCTACTTATAAAGAACTGCTAGCTTCCGCTGCACCTGCTCCGCGAATACTAGAAGTAGGAGTGTACTGCGGCGATTCCTTGAGGATGTGGAAAGAGTGGTTTCCTGAGGCCATTATCTGTGGGGTAGAAATTTCTGCTACACATAAGCCACTGTGGCCTCAAGACATTCCTGTTCTAATAACGGACCAGTGTGACCCAGCTCTAGCCGCTAGAGTGCTGTTTTACTCCAATGACGGATACGACCTGGTAATTGATGATGCCTCGCATTACGGAATGCTCTCCAAGGAAACGTACCGACTACTGTGGCCTGTAGTGCGGCCCGGAGGTTGGTACGTACTAGAAGACTGGGCTGTGGGGCTTGTAGACAATCCGCACTTCCCTAGTTACGCAGGTACTAGTATGGTAGACCTGGCTAAGGACTTTATTACTGACCTCAAACCTGAAAAAGACCTTACCGACCAAGGGGCTAAGAAAATATCCGCAGGGGACGTGAATAGTGTAGTTGAATTGCGCTACATTTACGGCATGGCGTGCTTGAGGAAGAAGGGCTAATGAGATACCTAGTTACAGGTGCCGGAGGCTTCGCCGGTCACCACTTCTTGGAGCACGTGCTAGCTAGTACGGATGCTGAAGTAATCGCTACAGACAGTTTCGAGCACAAAGGCTTGGAAAGTCGTATCACCCAAGTACTAGAAGACCGTATTGATTACTACAGGCGCACGAAAATAATAGTTCATGACCTGAACTACCCTTGGATGCACGCTCTTCCTGAGATTGACTACATCATCGCGTACGCCTCAGAGAGCCACGTAGACAGGTCTATCGATGACCCTGTACCGTTTGTCCAAAACAACGTTAACGTAGCGCTACAGACTATGGAGCTGGCACGAAAGATAAAGCCTAAGGCTGTCGTGTGGGTGAGCACCGATGAGGTGTATGGACCTGTCACGCGTCGTAGCGTTAAAGGCGTATCCGAGTGGGCACCCGCTATCCCCTCCAATCCTTACTCGGCCAGTAAGGCAGCGCAGGAAGCTATTTGCATCTCTTACTGGCGTACGTACGGCGTTCCGCTGATTCTCCTTAACTGCATGAACATGATTGGTGAGCGACAGGACGCCGAAAAGTTTGTGCCATTTGTCGTTAAGAGCCTGATGGCGGGTGAAGAGGTACCTATCCACACCACTAATGAACCTGTCGTAGACCCTACAGGCTCTAGGCACTATCTGCATGCGCGTAATCTGGCACACGCTATCACCTTTTTGCTAGAGCGTAACAAGCTAGGCATGTATCCGCACTGGGCGCAAGGTAGCCTAGGGCACGTTCGTTCCGGTCGGCCAGACCGCTATAACGTAGCGACAGAAACTCGGCTTTCCAACCTTAAGATGGCTTCACTGATAGCTGATTATGCGGGGTACGAACTGAAGTACAGGCTAGTGGACGCCCACACAATTAGACCGGGACATGATGCGCATTACGGCCTAGACGCTTCAAAGCTACAAAAACTAGGCTGGGAACCGCCTGTGCCTTTCGAAGAGAGCCTGAAGCGCACCATTAGCTGGACGGTAAATAATCCTGAATGGCTATTGCTTGATTAGCGGTGTCCCGGTAGGCTCGCAAACATGTGTGAGAATCCTGATAACAAGGTAAAGCCCAAGCCTGAAATCCGAGGTGGAGAGTCGGAAGAAGACTTCACTGGCGTAGAAGAGGCCCTTCAGTCAACGCTGCCCTACAGCGATATTCCTGACGATGAGCTGGGTGCCTAATGCGGCTGGTAAACGGTGACCTAGAAGAGTCACGACCATGGCGTATTAGGCGTCTCATGCAGCAGGTAGAAGAGATGGAGCCTGAGTGGCTAACTCACGGTAACCGTCACGACGACAAGTACCTGCCGTGGATGCCCTTCCAGCCATCTAACTTCATTGCAATGCTGGCAGAATGCATCACCTATACCGAGGGCTTCACATTTCTTGACGTAGGTTGTGGCATCGGCACTAAAGTAGCACTGGCTAGTGAGGTGTTCGGCCTTGATGCAGACGGCGTTGAAGTTGACGCGGACATGGCGGCTGAAGCGCGCAAGTGGAAGACAGGTGACATCCTAGTTCAAGACGCGCTAGAAGTTCCTGGCCTGTATCAGGACTACGACATCATCTGGCTGTACCGACCGTTCCGTGACATCCCGTCAGAGCGTGCGCTCGAAGAGATGATTCACAAGAACATGAAGTCAGGAGCAATCCTAGCAGGCGGTGCCTGGGAACTTCACCCACCGGGTAACTGGCCCATAGTCATTGATGACTGGGAAATCAGGCGCGGCGCATGGATTAAGCCCTAACGTGGATAAGGTAGAATTTCAGTCGTGACTAACATTCTCGTTACTGGCAGCAGTGGCTTTATCGGGAAGCCTACTTGCAATGAGCTAGCTGCGCGCGGCATGACCGCAATCCCGTATGACCTTCCTTCATCTGACATCCGTGATGTCAGTGCTCTACGGGAAATCGTGCGATTGACCGACGTTCAAGGCATCATCAACCTGGCTGGTATGCTAGGCACCCCTGAACTATTCGGCCATGAAGCCAAGGCGGCGGAAGTTAACATCATCGGTGCCATCAACGTTTATGATGTCGCTTCTGAAGTCGGCATTCCGGTAGTTCAGGTAGGGACCGGGCATAAAGGCCAGCCTAATCCATACGCGCTAACCAAGGCTTGCGCGGAAGACCTAGGTCTTGCCCGAGCACAGTGGCTTGGTCACGAAGTAACTATCCTGCGTGCGTATCACGTGTATGGGCCAGGTCAGCCGGTAGGGCCGCCACACGGCACTGCCAGCGTTCACAAGTTCTTCCCCACCTTCGCGACGCGGGCACTAACTAACATGCCGCTGGAGCTGTGCGGGACCGGTGAGCAGCTAATTGATACCGTTTACGTGGATGACGTGGCCGTAGCGCTTGTAGATGCTCTGGCGGGACCTTACGGCACTGTGGTAGAAGCAGGTAACGGAGTGCCTATTTCCGTAGACCAGGTCGCGCAAGACATTCTGTCGAAGATTCCTACATCCTCATCAACTATCACCACGGTGGCGGGACGCAGTGGGGAGCCGAGGGATGCTGTAGTAGTAGCCACTAAGCCTGTGTGCAACAACCTATGGCCGTATAAGGCGACGGAAACTATTGAGTGGTACCAGGAATGGCTGACCTCATCACGGTAGTTACGCCTACCTGGCATAGAGACGCATCTGTGCTACGGGCAGTATTGTCCGTAGCTTTGCAGGAGTACCGCCCTATTCAGCATGTTGTCGTAGCGGACGGTCCTAACCCCGAATTGCGAAGCCTATTCAAGGCAAGCAGTAAAGCTTTCCTGTATTCAGACTACGAGTTGGAGTACGCAGAACTTCCGGCTCATCATGACAATTCACGTTGGGGTCACTTTGCAAGACTAGAAGGAATACGGCGAGCTAAAGGAGATTTCGTAGCGTACTTGGACGACGACGATGAGTACTTGCCTAATCACCTGTCAGCTCTCATGGCTATGCTCAAGCAAGACCCACAAGCAGGCTTCTCCTATTCGCGAATTATGATTTACGACCCAGGCAACCCTAACATCTCAGGCACAGACCCACCTACATACTCCGGCATCTCAACTTCAGCTATAGCTCACCGCAAAGCAATTCTGGAGCGAGTAAATTGGCGAGATGAAGGACAGGACACTATTGATTGGGATATTGCACAGCGCTGGATGGCGCACGGTATTACCTGGAAGCATTACCCTCACGTTACTTGCCAGGCGTACAGGGATGCTCCGAACCCAGACAGTCCGCGTCAGAGGATTCTTGAGTGAAAGTTGTAGGGATAATCCCTTACTACGCAGGTTCTAGCCCCGAGTGTACAAATTCCCCTGAACGCATTGAGTACTTGCGTCGTACAGTAGAAAATGCTCTGGACTTTGTTGACGAACTGTACGTGGGAGTAGGTCGTGAAGAAGACGCAGCGGACGTAGAAGCTCTGAGTGTCAGTATAATCCGCGTGCACTACGAAAACCCTTGGCACATCCCGGCCCTAGTAAATACCGAAGCACAAAAACTGGGGTTGGACACGGAATACACGCACGTTTACGTCACCGAAGCTGACCAGCTACTTAACTACGACTCAGGTGTTCTAAGCGTTGTACGGGGCAGTAATTATCTAGTGCCGCATCGACTAGACAAGATATCGGCAAGTGGTGGGGGCAGCACTAGTGGACCTAATGTTATAGTTAACGGCATAGCTTACGCGATAGGCAGCGGCGCACCTTGGTGGGACAACTATCAAGAAGATATGCCTGGTGAGTACTACAATGCTACTCTTAAGTACGGAGGAGCATTCTTCTGCACTACTGACCTGTTTCAGCGCGTAAGTTTTCCTCTCCTAAATAGCGGCAATTCACCAATAGAAGCAGCTACCGGTTATGCGGTCGCTAACTCTGGAGGGAACTGTCTACGCACTACCGACTGGCGAAGGTTCTGGGCAGAACACTTGTCAGGCGAACGTTACTGGGCCAAACTAGCTGGAGATATCTAAAATGCACCTGCCATGGCGTGACATCAGCCCGATTCCTGGTAATCGTGGAATTTTTACGTCCCTGCTGGACGAAGAAGCGGAAGAACTCCGTACGCAAGCTACGGGCAAGAACGTTATGGAAGTAGGAGTAGCTTACGGTTTCTCTACTTCAGTTCTTGCTAGCACAGCCGCTCACGTAACATCAGTAGACCTATTCCCGCCCATATGCAGCTACCCTCAGTGGGATAATAATGTGATTGAGCAAGGTATAAGGGATAAGGTTACCGTGGTGGAGGGTGACTCTACCGTTATGCTACCGCAGCTTACTGACAAGTTCGATTTCATATTCATTGACGGTGAGCATGCTTTTGACGGAGTTACCGCAGACGCTCGCAATTCACTACCGTTGCTGAAGCCGGGTGGAACTATCATGTTCCACGATTACCACGAATACTGCTGCTGTCCTGATGTTAAGCCGGCTCTAGATGCGCTGTTCCCTGAAGGACTACGTACTGTAGGGTCATCTGTTTTGTACACTGTTAAGTAAAGCTAGTTCGCGTACTCTAGACGTGTGTGCGATAACTATAACTGCGCAATAGAGCTTGCCCGACTTGCCGAAAAGATAGACGCTGCTGACAGGTTTAATGCTCAAGCCCGTGCTGACATGATGCGTTTGCTGGATGAACGTCAGGCATCTAATCAAGAGGCTATGAGTACTGCCTTTGAGGCTGCCGAAAAAGCAGTTAGTGCTGCTCTTGAGGCATCAAAACAAGCCACTACCAAGGCAGAAACAGCAGCGGAAAAGCGATTTGAGTCTGTTAATGAGTTCCGTGGTCAGCTTAGTGACCAAGCACGAACTTTCTTGCCTCGTGGTGAGTACGATGAAGCGCAAAAATATCTTGTGCAGAAAGTAGAAGAGACTTCTAAGCACATAGCTGACCTCGAACTCCGGCTTAGCAGCCGCCTGGACGTAACTCAAGGCGGTAATGTCGCAAACGCTGTAACAGGCCGTACTAGGCGGGAGAATCTTCTACTCATAGCGACAATTATCTCCTTCCTGGTAGCTATGGCTAGCATTATCACAGGCGTGATTATCCACTAGCTGATTAAGCGCTTACAATGAGTGCATGAACGACATTTTCCCGGCTCCCGGACTCATCGGGTTGACGCAAATCTCTGGAAGTGTTGGTGCAGGCATACGCCTAGGCCAGTTTCTTAACGGAGACGGCTTCAGCCTATTTGAGCATGCCTTTGTGTCCCTAGGTAATGGTCAGATACTAGAAGCTGAACCAGGCGGTGCCAGGATTGTGCCACTGCACTACAGGCCCGCCAGCGTCTACTGGTGTGAGCACATTTATGACCTACTGGGAAGCAAGCCAGCAACTCCTGGCTGGACTGATACAGTCGTAAAACTGGGAGCTACGTACAAGGGCATTAAGTACTCCTTTCTGGACTATGACGCGCTTGTTGCTCACAGGTTGCACCTGCCGATTCCGGGCTTGGAGCACTTCATCGCAGACACAGGGCATATGATTTGCTCTCAAATTGCTGATGACTTCTACCTTAAGCTGGGCGTGGAGGTGTTCACAGACAAGCGCTGGACGGGCTTTGTGACTCCAGGGTCGTTGTGGAAGCGTGACCTTGAGCTGGCGAAAGTAGGCTAAGCATGAGTCCTTCAGAGCGGGTGCCGCTGTCTCAGGAAGAGCTACGTTGCTGGCTGGATATCATTGAGCACGAAAGCTTCCCGGATTTCAGGCGTCAAGTCTCTGAAGCTCTTGGCAGAACGCAGCATCCGCTAGGACTATACGTAACAGATGCAATTTTGCGCCGATGTGTAATGATGTGGCGAGTGCACTGATAAGCTGAAGTCATCAAGGAAAGCTCCTAGGCGAGGAGGTGGTAGCTGTGAAAAGTAATCACTGCGCCCTAGGAGGTGGTCTTTAAATCTCGCCATAGGCCCTCCGCTCAGGATTCTCCTGGGCCGAGGGCTTTTGGTGTATTCTGAGTAGGAGAAAAGCTACGAGGAGGCATCGTGACAAGTGCGGTTTACTATGACCTGTCCGGGTCAGTGGTGCCTATCACCATAACTTTTACTGACCCTAGTGGTAGTCCTGTAGACCCTGGAACTATTCAGCTCGTTACGACAGACCCTCAAGGACTGCAAACCAGCTACACGTACACAGGTGGCTCAGGCCGCAACATCATTAGTAAAGTGGCCACAGGCCAGTACCAGTTCAACTTGCAAGCCTCAGTGCTGTACTCACCTAATCCTGTGCCTACGGGCCTTTGGTCCGCCATGTGGATTGGTGTGGGAAGTACAGGAGGCCCAGGCGGCACGACAGTACAAGCAGATACCTTCCGAATCCTGCCTTACAGCAGTGAATCAGGTACTTCTCAGGTCCAGTGGTATTGTGGCCTAGACGAGCTAAAGTCGCGCCTCAGCATAACTGATACTGCTAGCGACTATGAGATGACCACAGCTATCCAAGCAGCGACAAACTGGATTAACGAGTACTGCGCTCAGCACTTCTACCAGATTACGGAAAGTCGCACATTCGCACCTAGTGATATCTGGTTGCTAGACATTGACCCCATAGTAAGTGTCAGTGCTCTTGCGCTAGACTACGATGGCGATGGAGTGTTTGAGACTTCTTGGACACAGAACGTTAACTACCAGCTACGTCGTGGCTTTGAGTTGTACAACTCAAACTATCTCGGTGTACCACGTCCTTATCGCCAGGTGCAGGTGTTGATTGGAAGTCAGGGTGCTCCCGCCGGCGGTCAGTTCTTCCCGTTCATTTGGCCTTTCACGCATCTGGACCGAGTTAAAGTAACAGGCGTGTGGGGATGGCCGGTCATTCCGCCAGCTATTTCTCAGGCGTGCCTTATGCTATCGGCTGAATACTTCAAGCTAAAGGATGCCACCTTTGGTGTCCTAGGCGTCTCTGACCTGGGCATAGCCAAGGCTGGTTCTAACTCTTGGATTGTGGAACTTTTGCGACCGTATATCCGAAGTAATCGCAAGGTTGGGATGTAGGATTAGGCCATGCATATCGTCCTTGAGATGTTTGGTCGGCGTTTTGAGATGGCTTCCGCGTACCGAAAGGTAGAAGACGAGGAGGTTGAGCTTGAGGAAGGCGAAGAGGTAGAGCATTTGGCTCATGACCCGCATTCAGTGCCTCACGCTAGTGCAGAACGGG